GAATTCTGATTTATCATAATTCCAATAGCCATCTACTTTTCTAACTTTAAGTTTAAAGTCAGCACCTTCCCATAAATCAAATGGATTAAGTGGTGATTCATCTTCGAATTGTGGCTGCATTACATCTTTAATTTTCTCAAAGATTTTTTTACCGTATCTGTAAAGCATTACTTTACCTTCAAATTCGGGATGTTTAGGGTCAGAAACAACTAGAACATTAGATACATAATGTAATCTTCTTTTTTGTTTTCTAGCTATATCTTTATTAGCATCATCTCCAGTATTCCATAATGTAGTATTATGTTCACTAACAGGATCTGCTTTACCTAAAGTTGTTAAAGATTTCTCTATAAACCAGCCACCTGGTCCTTGAAATCCATGATCCCAATATTGGATCCATGGAAGTTCTTCTCCATTGGCTGCTGGTAAGAAACGAAGCACTGCATAACCGTTACCAGATTTATCTAGTTCTGGTTTCCAGTATCTATCGTCTGCGAAATTTTTTGTTGAAGCTTCTGATTCTTTTTCAAGTGCGGATTGAAGCTTATCAAATCCACCCCTGTTGCGTTTTAGTTCATTAAATGACATTGTATTTTTCTCCTTATATGCATTGTATTTTATTTTATAAAACTATCGTATGTTAGTAAAGATTTCTCTCTACCCTTATATATATGGTAACAGCAATCTCTAAATCTGTCAAGGACTTTTTTGATCTGTGCTTCCTGAGTTCCCTCCATAGTATTAGGTTCATCAGTACCGATTCTTAATCTAGAAGTTTCTTTCTTCCTTTCATAATTATCAGTTCCCGCATATATATTTTGATAAGTGTCCTCTACGAAATTCCAAACTGAATCGAAACCTAGTAAATTTATCTCGTCAAAACCTTTGTAACAAGCATGAGCCATTGCATTAGAGCCACAGAAAAAGTTTACACTAAATTCTGGATCATCTTTTGGTCCACTCATACTTTCTATTTGCCATAGATTATCACAACCTACAACATGAACTTGTTTATTACCTTCATGTTCATTTCCAAATATCTGAACATAAGGTAAGTTATCTGGATTTGAATTGTATATTTCATATTTGCCATGTCTAAATTCTTCTAATAATGCTTCTTGATAATCTAATGGGATAGGAGCCCAATCAGGAAATATACATTTATTTTCTTTAGGATAACCTGAAGCACATATCTCTTTTATTACTCCAGCATCACCTGATACAAGATAGTCTGGTGTAAAATCTCTATACAGAGCATTACAACCAAATGTTGTTCCTTCTAATTTTTCTAAATCAATACCTTTTCTAGAAGGACCGTTTCCTATTATCCAAGCTACTTTAGCCATATGCCTTTTAATATTGTTTGTAATTTTTTATGTTCTAAATCTAAAAAGGGAGCTAAACTATCTAATCGTTTTCTTTCTTTTGGCCAAATGAAATCTTCTGATATCATCATATTATAATCTTTAAAGATATCAAATATTTTATCGGCTGCAATGATAGTAGAAGCACTGATTCGCCCACCAAGATATTCTCTTAATATATTAGAATGTTGTCCGTCTTTAATGCCTATACAAATATCTATTTGTTTGTACTTATCAAATAAGTATCTCATATCTTCTGTAACGGCATATGTTAATTGTTGTTTTGTTTTCTTGAATTCTTTATAGTTCTGTTCACACTCTACATCTAATAAATTTTTAACATAGAACTTTCCTTTAGAAAGATTAGCTACATAAAAATCTTGTAATTCTGTATGATACTTTCTAGCTAACTTAGCAAAATGATATTTGTCTTTTCTCTTGAGAAAAGTTTCTAACTTAACTGATGTCTTTCCAGCATATTTAAAATAGTCATAACTGTCTGTATTGAAATGATTGTTAATAGCTAGATATAAACAGTAGGCATCGTATCCTTCTCTACTTGTCATTAATACCACCTTTGGCGATTGTGTAATGTGTTATTGTTTAATTGATTGAGTTGTTCTCTACGAACAGCTTCTTTCTTTTTTCTTTGTCTTTTCTGTGCTGGCTTTTCGTAGTATTCTCTTTTTCTAACTTCTTGAATAATACCTGCTCTATCAACTTTCTTTTTAAATCGTCTTAACAGTTGATCAAAGGTTAATGGTTTGGGTTTTCTTTTCTTTTTATCAAAGTGTTTTCTTTGATGATAGGGTTTTTGTTTTTGTGGTCTCATATATCTAATTTTACATTTGATTCATCTTTTAAAAATCTTAAACTAACTGCTTCAGCTTTAATCTTTTCTTTTAGTGGTGGTGTAATTAATCCCTTAACTGAATCAGGTTCAAGGTGATTCTCTTGACAGAAATAAACTATCGCGTCTATATAACTTAACTTCTTCTCAATAACCAATTCTTCAACTGATGTCGTAAACTTCTTTTTAGTTAAGATCATATATCTATTATAACAGCTTTTCTTGATTTGTCAATGTTTGGAATTTACATACCATATTCATCTCTGTATTGTTGTCGTAAATCTATAAATTGATCTAACCAAGTTTTTGGTTCTTCAACAAATAATTGTGATTGACCTGTTTCTTCAACAGCTACAATAGTTACTATTCTTTCTATTGGTACACCATACATTTCTTCAAACATCTTAGCATATGCTGTTTCTTGTAAGAAGTAATTCTTTATCTTACTAGGTGACTTCGATTTAGTACTTGTCTTAAAATCAATTACAGACACCTTCCCTGCAAACTCTGCTATACAGTCAACTCTACCAGCTATCTCTAATTCATTACTATACATAGAACCTTCTAACATATAGATATCCCCTAGTTTAGATGTTAATTCTTTTGTCTGATTAAACATCATTAAATCTAATGGAGTTGCTGAAGCTATTCTTTCTTCTGTAAGTTTATTGTTTAAAAAATCTTCTTGAAGATGATGATATCTTGTTCCACGCATTGCAGCCTTTCTAGAAATCTTGTTAGCCTTTTCTTCACCAACAGCTTTCTTCCATTTAGCCAACCATACTCTATTCATCATACCTGTTACTGTTGTAACTGAAGGATAATGTTTTCCTTCTGGCGTTGTATAATATCTTTTTCCGTTTATGTTTTCTGTAGGTAATGAAACGGACTCATACCCTTCTAAATGATTAAACATCTTTGATCCCATGTTTTATAGCTACCTTGTCTGTTGCAACTTGTTTAGCTGTTCTACGATTGTGAGCTCTATCTACAGCACTGCCGGGATGTCCTTCACCTACTTTTTGTAATACTTCCTTGAACGGATGATTCTCTACTTTAGTAGCTCTACCACCTTTTGAACTAATAATATTGGGTGCACCAATTACTTGTTTCAAATTTGGATTTAAATTCTTGTATTCTTGAAGTTCAGAAAAAGTCATAAACACTTCGTGCTGTTCACCTGTCTCTTTATCTTCTAATGTATAAGTTGGCATCAATCTTTGATCTCTATATCTTCAAATTCCATTTTACCATCTTTAATAGTTACCCACTTCTCACCTTCTCTAACTGTATAACCAGGTTGTGCTGGTCTTTTAAAATTTTGTGGTTTTGAATCTAAAACATCAGGAATTTTATCCATCTTTTCTTTAATCTTTTCTTGAGCTCTTAAATCAGTTTTATTTAATCTATCTGAAAGTTCTCTAATATGTTCTCTTTCAGCTTTTAAATCTTCTAATGCAGAATCTCTATCAGCAATTAATTCTGATATTCTTATATGTGCACTGGCTAATTGACCTTGTAAATCTTTCATATTATCTTGTAAGACTTTTATTTCACCTTCTAAACTCATTATGGTTTCCTCTTACTTTCTGGCCTTCTATCTAAAAATAATCTCATAACACGCTGTTCATCTTTACTGAAATCATCTATTCTTTTAGGACCCCATACTGTTCCTACTCTAACACATTTGTTAGCAGTATTACAATACAAGTTCCATTCTTCATCAGTCATTTGTGTCTTATGAATCTTATCTTCTGTTTCTTTATATATTTCTCTCCCTAACTCAGCAAAAAACATTTCTGCTGGAGTTGGATCATAATATCCTCTTGGCTTACCTCGATACAAGTCATTCTTTCTCATTATCTTCCTTTGATTTTAATTTTTCTGTTAAATCCAAAACATTATCAGGAATCTTTCCACTATAGATTTCCTTCCCTTCTTGTTCTGCTGTATCTTCATCTTCAATATCAGGAAAGTCTATTCCTGATTTCTTAGCAGCTATTAAGTCTATAGATAATAAATCTTTACCCATTAACTCAGCTGCAATGTTCCCTGTTGGTGAATGGAGAATTAAATTATCTAATCCATCTGCATTCTTAAAATAACTATCAATCATTAATGCGAATTGAACAGCCGCTTTATAAACTTCGTGATCTGGCCATGACATTTCTCTAACAATCGTATCACCATCTTCTGCGAATACTAATGATACTGTCTTATTCTTTTTTAAATGAATAATTGCATCACCTTCTAATATCTCTACATCAAATTTTTTTCTTTTTACCATCTTCTTCTCGTACATGCTTCATAAAATTATTGTATCCTGTATCATCAAGATACGGGATTTTAATTCCATCTGTATTTTTATATTTGTTTTCTCGTAGATATTCAAGCATATATCGACTCCCTTCGGCTTCTCCTTTTTTCCAAGAACTCCGAACGGCTACTAGTATAAGTAGGATATATGCTGCACCTTCAATTAGGCTTTGTGATATTTCGCTCATTGTGTAACATTATATAATAAGTGTACCTGTGGTTACAAGGTTTATATTATGTTCTTGTAACTTTTTGTATTCTGTCAATTTGTGAAGTTATGATAGCCTTTCTATTTGGCCAATAGATATATTCTTTATCTTCATTCTTCATTAAGTTTTGAAGTAATGGAAGAATAAGTTTTTCACATTCTATTAATCTATCTTTATAATCCAATTCTTTTTTAGTATCAATTGCTTCTAGGTTATCCTTGTGATCTTCCAATTCGCCTAGTGCATTGCTAACTAATTTCTGTAGTAAATCAACTTTAGAGTCTAGAGCATCTATTTGTGCTGAGTTGGCTTGTCCTGCAGATGATGCTGCAACAGCTTTTAATTGATCAGCGACTTCTTTACCAATACTAGCATCTTCGCCAGTCTTAGTTTTGAGTTCATCTTGATCAACAGCTGTAAAACCAAAATCGTTTATTTCACTCATTTGTTATTGCTCTCTTTACTATTTTAATACCACGCCTAGTTAATTCGTTTCTGATCTTCTGTTTAACTTTAGGCCTAGTATTGTCTTTGTTTAATTCTTCAAATAATTCTTTTTGGGATATATTCTTAATATAATAATGAACTAACTTACTAGTGTTCGTCATTCTATCGTATTGATTCGCTGATGGTCTTAGTTTAGTAGGCATGTCATTATTTCTATGGAATAGAAAGGGGAAGAAAACTTCCCCTAACTAATAAGCTTATACGTCAGAGGCATCTTCCACTGACGAATAAGCTTATTAGTTAGGGGAAGTTTTCTTCCCCT